GGATTTAGTAAAATTGATAAAAGAAACATTAATAGTATTTTAGGTTTGAATATTACTAAAGAAGGTAAAGACTCTTCTTTATCAATTGAGGGTACAAAACAAGGTAAAAGTAAAAATATAGGATTTACTTTTTCAAAAAGTTTTAAAAAAGGGGGACTTAAAGAATGGTTCAGACAAAATTGGGTAGATATTGGGAGCAAACGAAAAGATGGTTCTTACGCAAAATGTGGCCGTTCAAAATTGGAAGCGGACAGGAAACGGAAGTATCCAAAGTGCGTCCCTGCTGCCAAAGCGGCAAGGATGACAGAATCCCAGAGGCGGAGTGCCGTTGCAAGGAAAAGAGCTAAAGCACAAGGTGTTGGTGGTAAACCTACAAACGTGAAAACCTTTACTAAGAAATATTACGGAGGTATGATAGACGTATGACAGATCCAAAATTTATAGGTCCGCCTAAAAAATTATTCCAGTCTTATACTATGCCTAAGGCAAAGACTGCTACGGAAATAGGTAAAGACATAATGAAAAAAACTAATGTAGGAGCTGGTAAAGTTTTGACTGCATTAGGATCACCTATACGAACTACTAAAAAAATATTATCGAAAGTAAAATCTAAATTTACTGCTACAGCTGCAAAAGCTAAAGATGCAACAAAAGGAGCAGTTTCAAACTTAAGAAGACCCGGTAAAGCTAAAATTTTTACAAGAGCTGGAAAAACAACTACAGGATTAGGTAAACAAAACCCGTTTGTAGCACAATTCAAAAAAACACCGAAGACTGCAAAACTTGCAAGTAAAGCATTAAGAGTAGCAAAATTTGCTAGAGCAGCAACTCCTTTTGGACTAGCTACAGTTGCTGTAACAAGTATTAAAAAAAGAGATCCAAAGGCAGTAAAAAGAGAAAGAGATTTTTATAAAGGTAAAAAATATAAAGATGTAGGTTTTGAATCGATGCTTAATTATAAAAGCGGAGGTTTAAAAGAGGCAACTAAAAAACTAAAAGCACAAGGATATGTAGGAGGAAAAATGGCTAATTTGAAAAAAATTCCAGAAGGTCCAGAAGGCGAAGGTCTAAGAAAATTAAAATCTAAAAGACCTGACGTAACTAGAAAAATGGGTTTTGCTAAAAAAGGTAAAGTCATGAAAGCAATGGCTGGCAAATCTGTTAGAGGTTTCGGTGCCGCAAGAACTTCAGGAATGGGTTTACAAGATGAACAAATGGTTCCTGGTAAATCTATGGATTATTATAAAGACTTAATGTAATGAATTATGGCAACGTCTGGAACAACAACATTTGATTTAAATATCGACGATATCATCGAGGAAGCGTATGAAAGATGTGGCATACGTACTAACTCTGGTTATGACCTTAAATCAGCTAGAAGAAGTTTAAATCTACTTTTTTCTGAGTGGGGTAACAGAGGCGTTCATTTATTTAAAGTTGAACAACAGACTCAAGCGTTAACTCAAGGCACTGCACAATATACTGTTCCAACAAAAGTTAGTGATGTTTTAGAAGCTTTTATTTCTACGACAGCTGGTGTAACAACTGACACTCAAGATGTATCTTTAACAAAAATTGATAGATCTGCATTTGCTGCTTTACCTAACAAAGGAGCTCAAGGTCAGCCATCACAGTATTATGTTGATAGGCAAAACGTTCCAATAATTAATTTATACTTAACACCTGATGCGAGCACCTTTACACATTTAAAATATTTTTCAATCAATAGAATTGAAGATGCTGGTGCTTACACAAACCAAGCAGACGTAGCGTATAGATTTCTGCCATGTATGTGTTCAGGCTTAGCTTATTATTTAGCGATGAAAAAATCACCTGATAAAATACAAACATTAAGATTAGTATATGAAGATGAATTACAAAGAGCATTAACAGAGGATGGCCAAAGAGCCTCTGTATATATTTCACCACAAAGTTACTTTGGAGATGGAGTTGCATAATGGCATTTGCTAGAGGAAAAAGATCATTAGCTATATCAGATAGATCAGGACAAGCTTTTCCATATACGGAAATGGTTAAAGAGTGGAATGGTTCTTTGGTTCATATTTCAGAATTTGAGGCTAAACATCCACAGTTAGATCCACCACATACAAAAGCAGATGCGATTGCCTTAAGAAATCCAAGGGTGCAAAAATTTCAACAACCAAAAACAGTGGCTGATAATGATGTAACTATTGCTGATTCTGGTGGCACAAATGTTGGAGTTGCTAATCTAACTTTACCTGGTGATTTTGCGTTTAACAATCAAGGCACTAGTGAGATGAAACCAGCAGATCCTTCTTTACAAAATAAAAGGAGACAAGTAACAGCTTTAATTAATTCAGTAACAATAGGTATTTCATAATGGCTATAACTTATACAAATTTTTTAACTCAAGTAAGAAACTATACAGAGGTTTCTAGTACAGTTTTGTCTGATACTTTGTTAGATCAATTTATTAGAAATACTGAATTAGCTATCGCAGGGGCAGTAGATTATGATGATCTAAGAAAATTTTCTAACTCAACTTTTACTAGTTCTAATAGAGCAGTAAGTTTACCAGGTGATTTACTTTATTTAAGAGCTGTAAAAATTACAAGTGGTAGTTCTGAAATTTTTTTAGAAAAAAGAGATCAAACTTTTATTGCTGAATTTAACCCTGATGGTGATACTGGTGTGCCAAAATATTACGCTAATTATAATGATAAAAATATAATCGTAGCACCTACGCCTAGTTCAGCTTTAGCCATACAAATTCAATATGTTAAAAATCCACCACATTTTAATTCAACGACATCAACTATGTTGTCAGATCAACACGAAAATTTACTCCTTTATGGTGTTTTGGTAGAGTGCTTCTCATACTTAAAAGGACCTCAGGATATGTACAACCTCTACAAAACAAGGTATGATACAGAATTACAGGCTTTTGCTCTTGAACAAATGGGATCAAGAAGAAGAGGTCAGTATACTGATGGAACACCGAGAACACCTGTTCCGGCACCATCACCATAAAAATTATTAAGGAGATAAAATGGCAATAACAACTAACGCAATTACAAACTCATTCAAGGAAGAGATTCTTGAAGGTGTTCATGACTTTACTCCAACAACTGGAGACGTCTTTAAACTAGCTTTATACACTTCACAGGCATCAATAGGTGCTGACACTACTGCTTATCCAGGAGATTCTACTGGTAACCAAGTGCCAGATTCTGGACAGTATGCACAAGGTGGAGGAGCTTTGGTAAACGCTCTTGTTTCAACACAAGGAACAGTAGCATTCGTAGATTTTAGTGACTTATCTTTTACAGGTGTAACATTAACAGCAAGAGGTGCTTTAATTTATAACACTTCAAACAGTAACAAATCTGTTTGTGTATTGGACTTTGGCTCAGATAAAACAGCTACGTCAGGAACTTTTACGATTCAGTTTCCTAACCCAAACAACACACAAGCTATAATCAGAATCGCATAATTAGGAGCCCGGTGTTATGGCACAATTAACTTACACCGTTACCGTAGCAACGGGCAGCCTATACTTAGGTGGTGGAGCCACTGGTAATGTTTATTATTTAGATGGTGTTAGAGATATTGACTTATCTTGGGTAAAAAGTGGAACTTTAAGATTTGATCAATCAGATTCATCAAACGACTTTCACCCTTTATTTTTTGCAACACAAACTTCAAATCCACAATCGAATGTTTATGGAACTGGAGTAAGTTATTATCTTGATGGTTCAGCTACTCAGGCTGATTATTTTAATACATCAACATTTAATGCTGCTGGAACAAGATACATTGAAGTAACTCCAGCAAGTGACGCAACTTTTTATTACGCTTGTTACATTCACGGAATAGGAATGGGTGGTGAAATTGATATTACACAAAATACTTGGGGAGCTTTATCTTGGAACTCTGGTCAATGGAGTGATCAAACAGATATTGATCTTAGTATATCAGGTTTACAATTAAATTCATCTTTGGGTGATACTGATGAATTTTCAGATAGAGGTTGGGGCGGTAATACTTGGTCTCATGGTAACTGGGGTGAAGTAAACCAAACAGACGCCTTAGTAACTGGTTCGCAACTTCAAACTTCAATAGGTAGTGTTGTAGCTTTTCCTGAATTTGGTTGGGGAGGCGGTGTATGGAACTCTAGTGTAGGTGGATGGGGTAATTTATCTGATACTCTTATAAACGTCACAGGTTCACAACTACAAACTAACATTGGTGAAGAGGGTACTGAAGGCGAAATAAATGCAGGCTGGGGCAGAAAAACTTGGAATAATAATGAAGGTTGGGGTATAGCAGGTACTCTACAATTAGACAGCATACAATTACAAACCACTACTCCTGGAGTAGATATAGATGCTGAAATTAATGTTGGTTGGGGTAGATTAGAATGGGGCAACGGTGCATGGAATGCAGGATTCTCTGTTGAATTAGGTTCGTTAAGTTTACAATCTAACGTTGGAGAAGAATCTGCTTTCACTGATTTTGTTCAAGAACTTACTGGTTTAAGTTTACAATCAACAATTGGAGACGCACACGAAACTACTGCTGACAGTGATGTAGCTCCTTTTGGTGTTCAAGCTCAAACATCGCAAGGTACGGCTGTTGGTGCTCAAGATGTTGATCCAACTTTACAAAGTTTAGCAATACAATCTTCTATTGGACCAGTAGAGGTCGGCGCAATAACTTTTGTAAATCCTGATGGTATTCAAATACAATCAAATATCGGTGAAGAATCAGCTGAAGGATTTGCAATAGTAAACGCCACTGGAATTCCTATGGCATTCTTGTCACCTTCTGCAGACGCTGTTTCTGTAGCTGAAGCGACTGGATCTCAATTACAATCATCAATTTCTAGTGTATCTCCTTTAGGTAATGCAGTTGTCGATTTAACAGGCATACAGTTGACTGGAAGTCTCGGCTCAATTAATATTACACCATGGAATGAAGTAGATTTAGGAGTCAATAATACTTGGACTGAGGTTGATTTGGCTGCTTAATTTTAGTAAAATAACAATATA